ACGGCATCAGGTTATCTCCATAAAGCTCATTGATATGTCGATATAATCATTGGCAGCAGCCTGTGCTGTTATGCCATCAGTTGTTTGCAAGACAATTTTTTGCCCACCAAAGACTTCAAGGGTAGACCCTGCTGGTATGCTGGCATCTTTAAGCAAAAACACATCAGCGTTAGTGTTTGGATTACTGCCACCTGTGTCTGAAACAAGTTTCACATCGATGTCAGTTGCACTGCTGTGGCGGTTGCAGATCGTCATGCCAAGTATCACAGCAGTCGTGGAACCCGGAACTGTGTAAATTGTATCAGCGGAGCTATGGTCTACACTCGCCCTTGTTACAACTTTAAAAGTATTAGCCATTTCTTTCTCCTAACCCAAAGCTATAGCGAGGGCAACGCTGGTTGATTCAGCGGCTGTTGCCGTAACGCCGCCTAAATTGCTAAGTGATGTTGATGCACTTGCAACATCTGATAGATTGTTTGCTGCTATAAGGTCACCAGCACCGTTGTTACCTGAGAAGGCAATAACTACCCCGATAATATCGCCATCAGCTAACGTCCCAAAAGTAGCTTTATGTGTCACGGCTACTTTGGAATATCCAGAAGCATCTGTGACTGCTCCACTTACGGCAAAGACTACCCCAGCAGACCCCGTTCCAGCTTCTTGAATGTAAATCATTGCACTGTCGCCAGCCGTGGGATCATCAAGGCTGTCAATAAGAGCGTTAATACTGACCCCATTGTTTTCCACGTCGTCAAAATATAAAACCGTAGCACTGGAGAGAGTTCCATTATTTGCCCAGACCTTACCGTTTCCAGCATCGCTGTCAGTGGTATCAGTCTCCCAAGTCATAGAAATGCCCGGTGCTTTTGAGTTAGTATCTACATAAGCCTTTACACTTTCACTAGTAGCAAGTGTAGTCGCGCTTGCATCGGTCATAGCATCAGTGTCGTTAATGCCTGTCACTGTAGCACCAGCCGATAAAGCTAAAGATGTAGATGCTGTGACAACAGTACCCGTTAAGTTAGTAAACTGCCCGGTTGTTTGAGCAGAAGCACCGATAGTTGCTCCATCTACTGTACCGCCGTTGATGTCTATTGTAGTAACTGTACCAAGATCAGGTGACGTGCCTGAGAATGTCGCACCTTCGGCTAATAATTGAGCATCCGCATAACTGATGTTACCAGTTGACGCACCCGTTGCCGTAGTCGTGCCAAATGCAAACTTGTCTGCGCTTTCGTCCCACCCCATAAACGCATTGTTTCCAGTGGAACCTCGCTCCATGACCAAACCAAGATCGTTAGCATTGCTTCCTGCTCCTGAATTAAGTTCAATCAATGGGTCTTTTACTTCAAGGTTTACGGCATCATTTGTAACCGTCGTGCCATTGATCGTTAAGTTTCCTGTGACGGTAAGGTTCCCACCGACGGTAGCGTTGTCAGTAGTTGTCACCGCGTCAACATATATATTAGCCCAACGAACTGAATTAGTGCCTAGATCATCAGTGCTGTCTGTGTCAGAAACAATATTACCACCTGATGTCAAACTTGCAACTGTAGCCGCTGCTGGAGTACCACTGCCTAAAATACCATCTAACGTACCAGTAAACCCTGTTGCAGTTACCTCTCCTGTAAAGGCTGTAGTAGCTGCGCCGAAATCTACTTTCTTAGCGCCACCTAGCGTCAGGCCAACATTATCTGCGCCGATCCTGTAGAAGCCCGAATTTGGATCAGACGTAAAACTATAGAACGGGAGTGATGCAGTGCCATCTCCACCTAGATACTGGCTTGCTGAAGATGTAGATGTGACTAAAGCTGTACCGTCAGAATTATAAAGGAGATAAGCGTTAGCCACAGGCTCCGGCATTGTTGTTGACGCCGCCCCTGTGTAGGTATCTGCAAACTTAAATGACTTGCTTAAATCTGTCTCTTGTTCTTGGTTGACCATTGTTAAACGGTCTAAGGCTTCTTCGTGCGATTCAGCAGGGAAAGCGTCGTTCTCTACATAGTCAGTGCCTTGAGTTTGCGTAGTCTTCCTGCGGATGTGCCACTGTACTGTATCTGCTGGAGCAGAACCTGCTGTAACTGTACCCGTTGATCCATTGCCTCCAGTAACAGTGTAGTGCGTTGAATAAGTTTTGGTTGTCTCCGCGCCAGTAGCAATAACCCGTTCAATGACTTCTATCTCTGAACTTGTGCCAGTTCCGAAAAAAGCAAACGTGACAGGGAAAGCGGTTGTTGATCCGTTTCCTGTATAACTTACTGTTGTCGTTGTACTTGATATAGTCATAATGCTACCTTTACCACAATATTACTTGTTTTTCTACTAATATAAGTCAAACTCTGGCGCTCTGTCTGGTTCTGTTTTGCCATAACGCCAATATTCTGATTTCTCTTTTGATCTTAAATATTTTTTTCGCCTTCGCCTCATTTTATTATGTCCTACTGGGTCAAAAGTCTGTATTGCATTTTCTAATACTCGATCAGTTACTAAATCTAACTGCCAAGAATTTACTACTGGAAGGTTGTCTTTGGTAAATTTTAAAAATTCTGCTAACAACCCTGCATCTCTTCCATCGGCTAGTTTTTTCATTCCTAATGTACCAAGACGCCCTAACTGTTTGACAAAACCATGCAAAGGCCCGTCAACAATGTCAGCAAGATTCGCAATAACATCTGCGATTATAGCTCCAGCCCCTCCTTTAAAAGCAGAACGCATCCAAAAATTTAAATTATCCATTTTTTCGACATCTCTGCCTTGAAGAATATTTTGTATTTGTATGGAAATAGCTCCGGCAATAGTTAAACTTGTGCCTAATGTAGTCAAGTAACTAAATGCTTTTACTCCTCCGCGCCTCCAGCCATTTCTTAAATGTAAGTAATACATTGTCGTAGGCCACGCTTTAAACTGCATCGTTGCTCTTGTCGCTGCCCCGACCACGGTGGCCTCCCGTATATATTCGCCTTTAGCTTGCCTTGCTCGTAAAGTTACAGACGGTATAGCTCTTTCCATCTCTGCATTGACAGCAAGCGAAAACTTTTCAAACAACCTAAACGCCTCACTGTATGGAATATCTGTTCTGTCTAATAATGATATTGGGGCAATTAAAGCGCCTGAAGAATCTGACGTTTTTTTCGTTGCTCTAAATACATCCCATTCTTTTGATGTAATATTATATCTTTTAAGCCATGTTTTCATATTGTCTGGTAATTTAGAAAATCGTGTTTTAGAATAATCTCCAAATTGACCAAATGTGTCTAATGTAAAGGCATGACGCCCAGAAGTGGTAATTTGCGCTAAACGGCTAAACCGTACTGTAGCCTCTGCAAACCCTCTTGATAATTTACCTCCAAACAATTCTCCCATAAATCTTTCTGCTGCAACAGTTTGTCTTACTAAGGTATGAACTCCAGCCCCTAAACGAACTGCTTGTATACGTTGGCTTTTATTTGTTAAAGAAGACGCAAATCTTACAATTTCTGGCGCTGCTCCTGCTCCCATTTCACGGCGAGTAATATGACGAAGTGTTGAGTCTGTTAAAATAGCAGGAATTGAAGTAAAGCCCAACTTTCCTGCTGCCATTAAATTTACTCCCCCACCTATTAACCCAGAGAAAAACCCTTTGCTTTCTGCTTTTTGCCCAAAGGTTGCAATTTTGTGCATTTCTTCAGCAGCTTTGTTCATTTCTGCTACTTTGCCGCCAAACTTTGCTTTTTTACCTTGTTGTTCAAGCGCAGTGTCTAATTTAGCAGCCCGGTTAAGCGTCATTGTATTAATATTTTTTATCATAGAAAGTGGTTGATTGCCAAATTCTCTAGCAAGCGCTATATCCATTCCAACACTTTTTAAGTGACCAACTACAGTGCCAAGTATATCATTTTCTCCATATTTTTTATGCGCCTCTAACCAAGCATCTGCGCTTGCATACCGCAAAAATCTTCTATGTGCGTATTTTGCAGCAACAGAGTTTACAATAACTCCTTTTTTGTTTTTAATGTTTCCGTTTGTAATAATCGTATCAAATATCCTGCCAAGTAATTCTGCTTTTCCTTCAACAGTTTTTGGGATTGGTCTTCCTTCGGTAAAATCTTTCATGTTGTCCCAATCAAGGAACCCTTCTTTATTGTGCGTTTTAATCCATTGATCGCGTTTTCCCGTCATGCGTTCAACTAAATGGTTTTGTGGCAAACGATACAAAGGGTCTTTTTGTATTTTAATTCCTGCTTCTGCCATCATGTCGATTGACATATCATTTGCTCTTTGGATTCCCTTTGCTATATCCGAAGATGGGCCTGATAAAGTTCCATCAAATGCTGCACGGACAATTTGCTCCATGTCTTTTTGTGAACTATAGAAAGGCAACTTATACTGACCGGTGACTCTTCTTGTTGCTTTGTCAACCATATCTGCAATTGGAGCCATTAAAGCATCAGTTACCCCGTTGCTGCCAAGTGTGTACGCACGTTCTACAGCGTCAACTGAATATTCTATTAATTCGTCATCTGACAAATTTTTGATTGCGTCTTGATGCCGTGATGCGGTGCGGATGTTGTATAAATAAGCACCTCTTTCGTCTACGTTTTTTTGCACAACTTTATCAAAAATTTCTTCTGCTGCGTCTAATTCTGCTTTTACAGGATCAGACCCATTACGAATATGAGAATTAAGCTGCTCTTGATAATCATCAATAATGTTGTTTTTTTGTTTGGCACTTAATGTTGTGCCGTTTATGCAATCTGTAAATTTACTCATGTTCTGCAAAACCTTATTGCGTCTTCAAGAAGTTTTGTTTCTTTCATGTCTTGTATAGCTTCTCTAACAGTAATTAAACCGTTTCCGTCAACTCTTGAAACTTCCATGTTTTTATTGATAACTGCTCCTGCAACTTCAAATGGTTCTTTATCCTTAACGGACTCTACAGCATCGTCAAATAATGTTTGTGTTTCTTTTCTTGCAGTACCTACTGCTAATTCTTTTTCTAATCGAAGCCCAGCGACAAGCGCTCCTTCGCCTCCATAATAACTTGAAGAAAGGTAATCGGTATAAGTAAGTTTAGCGGCAAACGGTGAAACAGATTGCGGTGGCGGTGGCAAGTCTTCTTGTTTATTTCTTTTTGCTTGTTTCGCCAAATATTCTTTCGTAATTTTTTTGCCCAATCGTTCCCTGTCTTTTATTAATTTGTTTTGCCGTACTTTTAATTTATTTATTTTTGTATTTTGTATACTTTTTTGCTTATTGTAAGCCGTTGCGTCTTTGCTTTGATTGGCTCTTGCTACATTTGCTTCATCTGAATTTCTAATAGCTGTGTATTCGTCAGCCAGAGCCTTACGTTGGGCTTTGTTTAAATTTGTTTTATCTATAGCGTCAATCTCGCGTAGACGAGCCGCACTCTTAGGATTTACCTCTTCTAAATAATCTAAAGATAATTTTTGTGCAGTTTGAGCAGATTTAACAGTTGTTTTTGCAATGTCTGTTTCTAGCGCAGTCATTTTGCGAAGTATATTGTCTAGCTCCCAATCTATCTTTCCAGCAGCAGCAGAAGTAGCTGCATTTATTTCAGATAAAGGAACTCCACGAAATTCTGGCGTTGGTATAGAGCTAGGTGGCATTTTGCCAGTTAAAGAATATTGTTTTGTTCGCTCTAGTGCATCAGCGCTAATAGCCTGTCTAAATCCTGCTCCTGCTACGTCTGATCCTGTTAGCTTCATTGTAGAAGAAGCTGATCTGCGAAGCATCTCGTATACAACTTCGTTTAATGCTTCTGGCGCTCCTTGTCTTCTTGCGTTATCAAATACCTTAATAACAGCATTAGGGTCAAGGTTGCCTGTTACTTCATCAAGATCGTTAAGTAACTGACGCCCTAATGATCTTTGCGGAGCTACTTGGCCTTCTATAGCGCGGCCCCCTTTTTTTACTAACTTTGCCGCAGGAGGCGCAAAATGTATAAGCCCTCCTAAACTAGCAAATCCAGCCATTTGTGCAGACCGTTTCCAATCTTGGTCTAACCCTAATAATTTACGGTTTTCGGCAACTCCAGTAACTTGATTTATAAGTTCAATAGTTCCTTGTAACCCCATTTCTCCAAGAACTTTTACAAAAATATTTTTAAACGGAGAGCCTAAAAATAATGTAGCTAAGTTTATTGGATCACGGGTAGTAAAAGACCCGGCTACAGCCCCAGCCATCTCTCCAAAAAAACCAAATACATCTTGCCGTTTTGCTATTTCTCCTGCGTTTATTTCAGCCGCTTTTGCTTTTTCTTGAACAGATCGCCAGATTTCGTCTAACGTCTGTACTTCAATTCCTCTATCTTTAGCATCTCTTAATTTGCTTTTTATTTCATTATACATTGCTTGTTGATCTTGAACTGCACCAACTTGCCATTTAGGGTCTTCTCCTTCTAAATCTCGCACTATAGACATATACGGCGAATACCCAAGATATTGAGGTAAATCTTCTCCTGTAGCTTCTTTGTAACGAACAAAACTTTCAGCCATGCCTTCACGCATTTCAGCTTCAACTGCATATGTNGCATCGCCTGTTTGCATTTTTTCAAACATTGCATCAAAATTTTGCACTAAGCCTGTTTGTGCTGTTGCGTTTCCTGCTTGAAGTATAGCTGGCTGTTTGCTTGTTGGTTGAGTAAATAACATTTTGTGTTAATCTTCTTGCATTTTGCGGCGCATTAATTCGTCAATAATGTCTGCGCTCAAAATTATTTGGTATCTCATTCCTGTATCGTCTTGTATAAAATTGCCATCTGCGTCTCTAAAAGAATACGCAACTTCCCCCGGTTCTAATGCTGACGTTGGACGGTCAACTACAGGAATAGCATTTCCAATTAAATTGGTTGCGTCTATTGCTTGTCCTTTATATACAGGCATCCCACCTGTCCCCGAAAGCATTTGCAAATCATCATTGTTTATAAGTTCTGTAGCATCATCATATTCATCACCTGTTACATCAAACGGCAGAACAATTTTTCCATCACCGTAATTAGGTTCAACTTCATGGATTGCTTTTCGCGTATTATCTTGCTCAAGTGCAGGATGCCCTAATACTGAATTAATTGCTTCNTTAACTAAATNTTCGTCNAATGTTATAAGTCCCATAAAATCTTTTCCGGCTGTTCCCCCTTTGCCTACATAAAAAGCTATTGCTGCTTTAGTGTATGCAGCTAAATTGTCGCCGCCTGTTTCAAATAACACTGGTTGCAATTCTTCGCGTATTTTAGTTATAACTTCTTTGTAATCTACGCTTTCCATTAATTCATTTTTTTTTGCAAGGTCTGCGCCTTTTGCAATTATCTGCAACGTGCTATTAAAAGCACTAGAGTGTGTTGCTTTTAAAGACCCCATAACTGCTAAATTAGGATTAATTTTTTTAAATTCTGCCATAACAGGTATAGCGTCTGACCCTGCTGATTGAACTATTCTATTAGCTAATTCTGCTTGTTCTATTGGTGGCATAGCTTCAAATTGATTTGTTATTGAAACTGTTTCTTGGTTAGAAAACATTTTAAAAGGAACATCATGGTCTTCAGCAATTTTTCTTGCTTGCATCCCCCGTTCATCTAAAGATTCTAAATGCCTTACATCTACTGGCATTATCTCGCCTCTTTCTATTCCATATTGAATTGGGTCTTTTGCTCGTGCTTGCATCCTGTTTGTTGCATTTTTTGCTGCTATTGCTATTTCTACATCTAAGGGGGTTGACCCTTCTTTGTTTGCTCTTGCTTGATACGTTCCAGAAACAGCCGTAGCCTCTGGAATTGTCATGTTTTCAAGGTGTTGTACTACTTTAGTAGTTACTATTAAATTTTGCAATTTTTGAACTGCAACAACTTTTTTACCGTCATCGGGCATTTTGTCTATTTGACTAGACAGTTGCGTTATCATTTGAGAGTTTACTGGAAACCCGTTTTTTACAGCAGTGTTTGCTTTTGTCATATTGTTGTTAAACATATATGTGTTATGCGCTTCAGCTTTTGTAGTAGCGGTAGCTCTAGTTTTTGCATAACGAGCCATGTTATCTACATCATCGCCGTTAATTTTTGTAACCCAATCGCTTGTGCCGTTTGTTAATTCTTCATGCAATTGATTTGCTTCTTTTGGCGTCATTCTATCAATTATGCCTGTTAAAGTCATTTTGCCTAATTCATTGCTTGTAGATTTAACTTGATCTTCTAAAGCCTGTCCCGTTAATCCTAATCTGTTTGCTGTTGTTCTCATTTCTTCAATAGCGTTGTTGAGCGAGTCAGGGTTAGTATAGACATTAGACATATGAGAATTTTGTGCAGTAGTTATTGTTTGCGCTCTAAACTTTCCTGCTTCTTTAGCTTGGTATCTAGCAGACGGCCCTAACAGCCCTGCTTGTATTTTAGTTAATTGAGTTTTTCTGTATATGTTGTCTTCGTCAGACCCAGAGTTTGAGTTGTTTTTTGCATAATCTTCAAAAGAACTCATAAGATTTTCTGTAAACCCGGATGCCCCATTCCCTCTTAATGAAGCCTCTTCCATGTCAGTCGCTGTTTTTTGCGTCCAATTTAGGCGAGTTTCTGCTAAAAACTTCTCTGTTTCGTTTCTTTCGTCTTGTATAGCTTTTTTGTCATAGGCTTGTTTTACATCAAAAACTTGCTTTATAGACTTTCCTAATGTTTCACTAGAAAAATCAGCCGCAGTAAAACGCACTCCGCTTGTAACTGCACCACGAGCGCCGGGCGCTCTTGCTTGACTTTGATATAATTTTATTCGTGCCATTTTCTTACCTACGGTATGTATCGCTGTGGTGATGCGTAGCCTGTTGCAACTGTTGTCATGCTAGGAGGATATTGAGATACTCCTGTTGCTAGGCTAGGGTAATAAGATGTCGGGCTAGTAGCTCTTGAAGACAAAGTAGAAGCAAACGGATTACTAGGTGTTGGAATTACTCCTGAAGAGAATCCTGCTCCAATTAATGAAACTCCTGCACCCATAAGAGAACTTGTTTGTTGCGTCTTCCCTTTGTACCTTGCAATCCGGCCTTCATATTCAGACATATTGGCTTGGTTAAGCATTGTCTGCGAATCTATTTGCCCTCCGTATATTGTCGTTAAGGCATCAAATTCTATATCAGCAGCCATTTCTCCAAGGACTTCAACAGGTGAACCAGCTATTTCAACGCCGCCTTTAGCGTAACTGGTACGACCCTCGCTTAATATTCGTTGGCCTTTTTCTCGTTGACGTTGGGCATTGAAAGCTGCGTTTTGCCTAGCTACTTCTGCTTGTTGTCTTTGCGCTGCGGCGTTGGCATTTGAAATCATCTGATTAGCTCTGCCAGCTTGNTTTGCTGCCATACCTGACATTACAGATTGTGCTGCCGTAGAAATCAGCATCATTGTTAGCGGATCGCCACTCATAACATCACCCGTTTGTTTTTAAATGTGCAAAAATACCACGCACACTTAATGGTAAAGGTTGTTGTTGTCTAATATACACCGTTCCCTCACGATTGTAACCTTCTGCAAAATCAATTCGTTTGTCGCCCGTAAATAATTCTGGAGCGCTATCCATTTCATCAGAGCTATCTCTAAACGGTATTTGATCTATATTGCCGTCAGTTCTTCCTACTTCAATACCTAAAGACTTATATAACCTAAGTATTACTTCATGTATTCTTTTTATCTTGCCTTGCGCTGTGCCGTCCTGTGAACCAGCCTCTATACGTTGAGTTTCCATCTGCGAGGTAAAGCCTAGCCCTGCGTGAACAATAGATGCTGCTGTGTCTAAAGTTATCGCCCCGCTTGCAACTGTCTTAGCTGCCTGTACAGCGCCGTTACCTAAAACATTAACCGTTTGCCCTTCAAGATGAGTAAGCCCAGATATGGCTGTTTCTGCTGTTCGTGCAGTGCCACCAGAAATATATGTAGTAAACCCAGAGCCATCTACTGCTAAATGTGCAGTACCACCAGATGTAAACGTCGTAAAAGAAGAACTGTTTACCCCTATTGTGAACGTGTTTGCGTCAACTACCGTTATGGTAAAACCGTTTGCTTCTAGCTCTGTCATTCCTCCAACATCGAAAAATGCTATTTCATCTCCTGATGTAAATCCATGCGACGGACAAGTTACGGAACCGGGGTTTGCTTCCGTTACCGCAGTTATATTTTTGCCAGCGACATCAGCTATTTCAAAAGTATTAGTTGCTTTTTCGTATGCCCGGTATCTTTCTCCGTTAAGTTCAGTAGTCCCTGCTATGCCTCGAAAGTCTACTAAATCTCCATCGTCTATAGTATGACTTGACGAAGTAACGACTACAGGGTCAGCCTTCGTTATAGCTGTGATTACTTGCGGCGAATTTAAAGTAAGGCCACTATCAACGTAGAAACAGTCCTCTTGCGTTTCTGTCTCTAACAAACCGGGAGAAAGAGACTCTACATATCTTTTTGTAGCTCCATTCACAAGCCTCTGCACAACTACATATACTTCATCCCTGTTGGAACCGGGAATACTAGCAACCGATTCAACTTTAGCTTGTGTTCCAGCAGTGTCAGATACGCCACCTATTATGTGTTTATGCCATGCTAAAACTTTCTGATCTCGCTGGTAAGTAAAGCCCACTAGTGTGCCATCAGTCAAAACGCACCAAACTATTGAGTCTGGTTCTTGCTGATAAGCAATCTGTGTAATGCCTGTTTCAGTTATGTGTTCTGCTAGTAGAGTAAGGTCAGGGCTGACATACGCATCTGTTTCAAATTGGTACACAAACTCTCTTAACTTCCGTGCGGCTCTTTGCACAAACAATGCAACGTGCGCAATACGCAATGGCATCTGATACGAAGACCCATAATTAGTTTCTCGAACAACCCTGACATTTGTAGGAGTCAAGGCTTCTTGGTTTGTTGAGGCGCTTACTTTAAACTCACCTCCTGCTGTTCCGACAGCTAAAACTTTACCGGGGGACAACCAGTAAATAGCATTTACTTGGTCTGAAGCTATGGTATAGACAATTGCATCATCATCTAGCGC